CTGCCTTAGTAATACCCATCTTTGCAAGGGCTGTAGCGCTAGCAACATCTGTAGTAAGACCAGCCTGTGCTAATGCAGCAGCACCAATCTCAGCAGATGTAACCTTTTCCTCTAGCATAGGTAGATTCTCTTTAGGATTTAAAAAGTACTTAACTAAATCATCATCTGTAATGTTGTAGAACCTATTAAGAGTCTGCTTAATCTTAGGGTCTGCGTTATTAACGCGAGTTACCACAGTATCAATTCTATCAACAAACTCATCTGAAGAAATATCGTTACCAATAATATCTGCCATTTTAGCCTGGGCTACCTTGCGGTCAATGCCAAAGTAATTTTGTAGGCCATAAGCACGAAGAGTCTGATTATATGAGTCTTCTAGTGCTAGATAAGCATCTTCGCCCAAGGCATTCTTTCCAGTAGCAAGACGCATAGCATTACCTTTAAATCTATTTTGGTAGGCTTCTGTCTTACGAATTTCAATACCAGCCTGATTCTCGCCAATACCTGCTTCCATAAACTTTTGGATATCTGGAACTAGTTCCTCTAATCCGTAATCTTTCATTGTGCTCATTAGCACAGCATATGCATCTTCATCTACTGTTGACTTATACTTGTTGCCAGACGGAATAAGAACTTTAGTTGTACTGTCAGAATAGACACCAACAACATTGCCATAGGCATCAGTCTCTGTACTAATAAGAGTTGCAGATTCAGATGGTTTAGTAGCATTATTAACTACAGTATTGTCTTCATCATCATTGGCAATACCATTGGTATATACCTTGCCATCTGGGGCTTTGCCATTAAAAGGAACACCATTGTTATACAAGATTCCGTTTACTGTTTTAAGACCAGTGTTTGTAGGATTAGGTGTTGGAGTAGGTGTTGGTGTTGGTGTAGGAGCAACTGTTGTTACATTAGGGTTTAGGGTTTTACTACCCTTGGTATCAAGCCATTCACGTTCTTTTGCGGTCAATGGAACGCCAGCAGCCAGTTTGCCTACTAATACTTTAGTATACTCATCTACTGTACGTCCACCAGTATCTAGTCCAACTGCTGAGCCTGTTGTATACTTTGCACCCTCTGGAATAACTCCAGGAGTAAACTCTGTTATCTTTGTTGGACCTATGTATCCAAATGGTTTAATTGCTGTGTATTCGCCCACGCCACCAGAACCAGTACGAACATACTGAACTTTCATGCCGCCTTCAATTTGTTCTTGTGAAAGAATTGGTTTAGCGGTTAGTTCTTTGTATGCAGCAGTAAGGCGTGCATTGGCTTCAGATTGGGTTTCGCCTTCTAATTTAGCAGCCTTGGTAGTGCTCTTAACTCCAGCAGTTACCTGAGCACGGGTTGCCTCAGCAATCTGCTCTGGTGTCATATTCTTAATTGGCATTTATTATCCTATCAACCCAAATGTACGTAGAATGTTAAGGGCATATCCTGATGCTTCTTCTTTAGCCTTAGTTGTCTTTAGCCATAGCCCCTTAGTCTTAGGGTTTGTGCGGAGCAACTTCTCATAATCTGTTAGACTCATTACGCCACCCTGTGACTTGCCATTTGCATCCTTGTTATCAAGGGCTTGCTGAATATCTTCATCGAAGATACTTACAGCATTATCTGGCATCTCAAGTAGTCTGCCCTTATAGTAGGCAAACTGATTTGCGATATCAGATACCTTCACACCTTCATCAAGAAGGTTAGAAATGTTTGCATAACGAGCCTTTGATAACGTGCGAATCTTCTGCTTCTGCTGGTCTAGACTACCTTCAGTTAGCGTACCGCCAACCTTTAGGCCCTCTAGAACATCGTCTAGTAATTCTTTTGGTGTTCTGTTAATACCATAATCTGATGCATACTGCTTAAGAGTTGTAACTGCCTGAGCAATACTTCCATTACCTTCTGTAATCTTCTCCAAAGGAGTACCTAAAACAGATGGCTTTAGAATGCTTGCCTTGATACGGGCATAGTCTTGCTCTGTTAAACGAGTATCAGTTACAGTTACAGTAGAACCACTAACCTTAGACTTACGCTGTGCATTCTTTTCAGCCAACTGAACTGCATTAAAGTACTTAGTCTTTTCATCTTCTGTAGCATCACGGCTCAACATGCTGACAAAGAACTCGTTAATATCTTGGTCTGTTTCGCTCTTTGGTGTAGATACCTTTTCAGTATCTATATCACTTCCGCCACTGCTATAGGCTATCTTGCCAGATAGCCATGGAGCATAGTCAGAAAAGTTAGTCTGTCCATTAACTGTGAACTTCTGGACATTCTCAACGCTATGTTCATTGGCTGACTTTAGGATAGCGGCATTAAACGCTGACTCAGAACGGGTTACATAATCCTTTTCACCCATAAAGCCACGCTCATAAAGCATCTTACGTAAAGACTCTTGGTTCTTTCCATAAGAACCTTTAACCTTAGCAACTACTTCACCAGCATTTAGAATTAGCGAGTCTTCAACATTTGTTGCAGGCCAAAAATAAACTATTTGGAACTCACCAGTTGGTTTACCAGTCTTATCTCTAATCTGTTGTTGAAGTTGAAGATTTCCGTATCCATCAAAATCAACTTTTAACTTTCCAGTTGCACCAAATATTCCATTAAGAAAGTCTTGTACTTCTTTTGCTTTAGCATTTGCCTTAGCGGCAGCAGCGGCCTTAGCCGCGCTTGACTTTTCGGCTGCAATTCTGGCTGCATCAGCAGATGAGTATGTAGGTTCAGCCACTATATTACCTTTCTGGTGATGCGCCCACGACATTACGGGCGTATGAGTTAAGGATTGGTGTAAAGATTAAACGGTTTGCTTCACGGAACTCTAAGTTAGAACGTGATAGTTCAAACAATATTGTTGCTATTTCTTCTTTAGAAGCAGCCTTTTGTTCCTGATATAGGTAGCCATTCTTGGCAATTGGATTCTCATTGAAGTCAATAAAAGAACGAATCTTTTGAATAGCCAACTGCATTGAAGCACGGGTATCTTTAGCAATAGGAGATTTAGGTGCATTAACTGCATCTGCCAAAGTATTAAGTTGCTTCTTTAATGTACCACGATTATCTGGGTTATTAATTGCTTCTTCTAGTGCTGGGTTGGCATATACCAATAGTTGTCTATTGCGTTCTGCTGCAGCAATAATAGCCTTACGTGAACCGTAGTCCGCTACCTTAGAAAGGTCTTCCTTTTCCTTATCAACATAGGCAAAGTAGTCTTCCTTATCAGCAGCAGTCTGAATCTTTTCTAGATAATCTAGTAGTCCAATTTCATCTACAAGGTCTTCTGCTTCCATAAATGTGTAGATATCTGGGTTGTATTCACCAACCTTTGGAGCAAAGATATAACCAATTTCTTGATATGTATCTACGAAATCACGGTTTTTCTGAACCCAAGACTTTAGATTGTTTGTTTTGTTGATAAATACCTGCATTGCCTTTGTATTGCGTGGGACAATGTAGGCTAACTTCTTAGGATTTTTTCCTGTAAAGGTTGCTAATGCCAGACCAAATGGGTCTGTTACATCTGGACCAGCATTCTTTAGAATGCCATCATAGATATCCCAGAACGAAGACTTGAAACTACTGATACCAGTCTGCTTAATAAAGTCTGGTAATCCAGCACTATCTTTAAGTGTAGGATAGGCAGGATTTATATTACCCAAGATAAACTGTGAACCAATAATACTATTAGCACTTACCTTTAGAGCACGTATGTACTCTTTTCTTTCTTGAGTTGTAGCATTACTTGGAAGTGAATAACCAAATGCCTGGTGATAAGCCATTGCCTGCAGTACAGCACTTGTCTTAACACGGCTTGATTCTTGGTCTTGGCGAGCACCCCAAAGACCAGAAGCAAACATAGGCACAGCAATCTTGAATGCTTCGCCCAAATCTGTATTCTTACCAATATGACCCATAGCAAAGGTATCTAGTTGGTCAGCAGCCCAGTTTGTATATGGAGAAAACTTATCTCTAAACGGAACTAGTGGTAAATCACGTAAGAAAGCCTTAGCAGTCAATACAGCAATACCAGCCTGTGGGCCAGCAAAGGCTGGAGCACCAGCATCAGGTGCAAAAGATGGGTTAATTAGTCTCCACTTAATTGCAAACTGTGTGGCTGTAGGAATCTTTAGATATTCATTGCCAGTTAGTTTTGCAAGTGTTGGATTAATAGCATTATTGATAACAACATCTGTTGGGAAGATAACGTATTCATCTCCCTTTTCATCTGTGTAAACAGAACCAGCAGTATCTAGACCCATGTGTAGTAAACGCATACGATAAAGCGCACGTAATGGCTGCTTTGTGTACATGCGGAACATACGGCGCTGGAAATCTTCTGTTGCTCTAACGAATCGTCCAAGGTGACGGATAGAGATAGCAAAGGAAGAGCGGATATTTGGATTATCAACAAACTCAAGTACGGCATTTGATGCCTGCTTGACTGCAATTTCAGATATCTGCTTTTCTGCCAGTAGTTCTGCTCGCTTTGTTGCTACAGTGACATCCATAAATGGGTCACTCTCAAGCATTGCGTCCTTATGACGCTTTACTAGCATTGCTTCGTATGGTTTTAATTGTCTAAACGCCTTATCAATACCAACTTTTAGCGCTGGAAGGCGGAAAAAACCTGTAACTTGATGGTCCATAAGTTCCATAATTGCGTTAGGGAACTTATCCATCATCTCAGCAAAGGTTGCAGTCTCCTTTAGACCATCAAGGTCAATAGACTTTCCATTAATAACAATGTCAGAGTTGACATAATCTGTAATTGGACGGTATCCAACTGTAGCCTCATCAAACTCTTTGTGAGTTAGGCTTGATGCAGCCTTTGACCATGTGCCTTGATAGCCACGATTAAGCGCATCTTCTACTTTGATAATGCTTTTTTCTTTTTGGGCAATTAAATCAAAGAGTTTTTTATTGTAAGAATTAAGATTAGCGCTTCCGTGGAAGGCAAAGCGCATATCAGCCAACATATCGTCAACCAACATACGGGCAATCTCTGCATCGTTGTAGCCCTTCTGGCGAAGAGAAACAACCTGAGAGAATGGGCGTAGTGCAGCCTCTGTTATATCTGCCTTATCGCTTACCCAGTTTCCAACTGCATCATCATAATAGACTTCCATCTGCTTCAAGATGTCCTTACGGGCCATCTCAAAGTCATTTCTTGTCTTCAATGCATTGTGTCTAAAGAATGCAGATACAGGGCTAAAGTATCGTCCTTCTACAATCTTGTATTCATTAAATCCAAAACGTAGATTGAAGTTACGCCACATAATAACGCCAACTTCAGTCTCAGATAACTTCTGAACTTCACGTGGTGTCCACTTCTTACCTAATTCTGCGCCATGTTCCTTTAAGAATAGGCTAAAAGCATCTAGACCAAAGGTTGATTCAAAGTAATCTGGAGTAATCTTTCCACCAAGAATAGACTTAGCGGACATAGAGTTGATTACTGCACCACCAAAGTTTGGCTGATGGCGCATAACTTTCTTAAGATTGTTCCAAGATTCTGTTCCAACAACACTTGGATAGATATCCTCTGCTACTGAAATAAGCGCCTCACGGATTTCCATATTGGAAATCTCTGCAAGCGGAACATCAATTCCAAGTTTCTTTTCTAAAGCCTCTTTCATTTTAACTTTAATTGCTTCACGCTCTGGAGCAGGAATAGCATCACGTGGGTCAATTGGTCTACCGTTAGCACGGGTAATGTTTAACTTCTTAGCAAGCCAGAAGAAACCACCCTTTACTGGACCAACACCAGCACGGCTACCAGTAATTGCAGTAACTGCAGCAAGGTCTTGGTCTAACTTACTAGCACCAAGTTTAAAGATAGACTCAGCCTCGTTAACAAGCGAGTACATCATTCCCTCATCAACATTGGTACGAATACCAAGACGTGGTGCAAGAGTTCCAGCAGACCAGTAATTGCTGTAATAAGTAGCGGCTTTACTGCGTGTTACGCCACCAAATAGATTTGAGGCTGCACGAATTGGATAGGTAGCCTTGCTACCTTTAACACCCTTACCAAGGTTACGAACTTTCTCATAAGCAGATAGTTGATACAGTTCATCGTATGGCAAAGGGGCAATACCCTTTTTAAGTTGAGATGGCTGAACAACTCCACGATTAATTAGGTATGGAATGTTGTTTTGTGTCTCATAAATTGATGGGTGTAGCAGGTCTGCCCATTCCTCTGGGAATGGTGTATTAGGTGCAGCGTGTAAACCAGATGTATCGTTGTATGTCTTTTCCAAAACATTCAAAGCATCATTATCTGAAATGCCAAGACGCTTCATAAAAGCGTACTGCATGTTACGGACTACAGTTAACTGAATATTTTCTGGCTGGTCAATAAGCCACATGGTTACAGCATTTGCCATATCGTTTGGCAATACGGCTGCTGCTGTGCTGCGGATAGCATCGGCTGTCTTAGCCGAATCTTCTCCCCAGATAATCATTCCTGGTGAGCGCTTAGCAGCCTCACCCATCTTAAATAGAATCTGACGTGCTTTATTTACATCTTCTTCTAGTTTAAGTTCATCAACAATTCGAGTATTAACTAGAACATTATCTTCATCAGCAACACGGGATAGTGTTTCAATTAGGTCAAGGCTATCTTTTTCAGCCTTTGCTAATAGTTCCCCAGTCTTACTTGCTGCTGTTGGGTTAAAAACTTCGTATGCTGTTTTATGTACAGCAGATGTAAGCAGTCTTGTCTTACGTGCGAATGGAATAGCATTGCGCTGGAAAGATATTCCGTCTACTGTGCCATTAAGCATCATGTTTGTATCATCTACATAGGTAAAGAACTGACGTGCAGACTCAGCATCATAGGTTTTATTCTTAGCAAGGGTACGAACGGTATCTGTGTTGTACCATTCTGGGAAGTCAAACTTCATTGACTCAAGAATCTTACCCTTTTCGTAAGCACCTTCTGCTTCTGCAAATGACTTAATGCGTGGGCCTAGTTCCTCATCCCATAACTTCTTTACGCTTGGCTCACTAAAGACCCAAGCCATACCTTCTTCAACGCCACCGCGTTCTGAGATAAATTGATACTTTGCAGCAAGTCTTTGACCTTTAGTTTGGAATCCACCAAAACGCTTATAGGCTTCTCCAAAACTAACCTTGTATCCACCAACACCTTTAAGGGCTGCTTTACCAGCAGCACCCACACCTGTATAGGTTAGTGGGTCAGCAAAGATTTGATATAAACCATCTAGTGGTCCAGAAATTGTTTTTTCAAATTGGCGTGCGCCTTTTTCTGTTCTAAGGTCTACGCCAAGAAACTTCCATAGTTTATAACCAATAGAGTTATCTTGAATCTGCATAATCTGAGAAATGCGTGGAGATGTATCACGGCCTGGAGATACCTGTGCATCCTGAGAAAGTTCATCTACGAGAGTCTGAAACTTTTCTGGATTGTCTCCAGCATACTGAACTGCTTCCCAAACGGAGTCATCAGGAGTTCCATATAGGCCAATTGACTTACCAAGAGACTTCTTCTCGGCTGTGCCACGGGCAATAGTTACTAAAGCCTTGCCATACTTTTCCTCATACTTGGCAACTTCGTCCCAGCGCCATGAGTTTGTGCCGTTGTAACCATCAGTTAGAAGTTGCTTTGAAAAATTAGCACCCTGTAATTTTTGCGTTAATGCTTGATATGGAGTATTAATAACCTTAGTCCAAATTCCACCTGCTTTAAGACCAGCCACAAGAGGTGTTGCAAATGTTTTAATTGTACCTTTAACTGGTGCTGCTACAACATCAAATGCTTTTTGAAAAATAGTTTTTTCTGGTTGAAAAACATCTTCATCAGAAAACAAATCATAAATATTCTTTTGAACATCTGGGTCAAGACCAAGAAACTCTTTACGAGCCTTTTCCTTTGACTTGGTAAGAAGTTGTTGGCCAAGTTTCCAACTACGAGCCTGCTGGTCAATAAGTCTTGCATCTATTTCAGTCATGCCAATAGCAATGGCAGTCTTGTATAAATTAGGACTCATCTCCGCTACAGCAGAACTGAGGTTCTTAAGGGTTTGTGCCATTAAATACCTCGTTGTAATAGAGCGTTATAAATAAGTTCTGAATCTCCAGATGGGTCATTTTCAGCAAGACGCTGCATAATTGTAAGAATGTTTGGTTCTTGATTAGGAAGTCTACGTGAGGTACTTCCTGGACCTTCACCAATATCAATACCAGATGTAATAGGCTCATTAGGACGTGAGGTAGGAGCCATCAACTCTGTTGGCATTTCCATTGCAGTAAATGGATTGCCAGCCATAGGGGCTGCTACTTGGCTTGAATAGGTTTCTTGTCCCTGTCCGTATGGGAGTCCTGAGACATACTTTGCACCTTGTGTTGGCCCCCCGTCAGTGCGCTTAGAAAGAGCGCCAGGGCCTGATACTGGTGCTGGGCTAGACGGTGCACGGTATCCACCTTGTGCTGCCATTATTCATCTCCTTCTTCCAATTCATCATCTTCTACTACTTCTTCGGGCTGACCAAAGGAATCTTTATTATATTCTTTAGCCAAACGCATCATGCCTTCAGCATTCCATGGTGTCATTGCTTCTGACACTTCCGTATGCAAGTACCGCGTTCCATCATAGTCTGCCCATTCTGTAATTATTAGCCAGTTAGCGCAGATGTAGTTAGCCCCATCAGGGTCTTCCTCTATTAGAACTCTTAATGCTTGCTCTATTTTCTCCCTGAATCTCTGACTCATTTTGCGTTCTGCTTATTCTCTTGTTTAAGAATATGAAATGGAGCCGAAGTTCCATTGTTGTTTAGTGCTGCAATTTCCATTGCCTTTAATACTGGCGCTCCTGCATGCAGTGCACCCAGTGCATAATCTCCACCAGAACCAATTGCATAAAGCCCACTATCATTCATAGCAACTGCAAAGTCGCTATCAATCTCAAACAAACTTCCATTAATGCCAATCAAAAGGCTTAAATCAAACTTATCGTCATCATTATCTGATGACTTATTAAACTCAATACCAGCCTCAGATAGCGTTGCCTTAAGTGATGGCGCTACCTTATTAATCACAAACTCATAAAGATTTTGTTTTGCCTTAGCATTTACAAGCGGTGGTTGCCATCCATGTAGTACCACTTGTAAAGCACGATAGTCACCAGCACCACCAATAATGTAACTTCCACGTTCAATTGCCTTAATCATCTTAGGATGTGTATAAACTTTACCGCTCTCTGCAATACGAGAGTCAGAGGCTATGATGCAACCATCTGCGTTCTCTACGCCTACGATTGTTGTCATTGTCCCCTACCTAGTTATCTTTGAGTTACGGTTCGTGCCGAAGCGTTTGCTGTTCCACCCATTGTTAGGCTGGAAAGTAAACTTTGTAATCCTTGTGGAGGTTGAGCGCCACCTGCTGGAGGAGCGGCGGGAGCAGGGGACGGTTGCTCAACCATAGGTGCTTCCCCAGCAGGTGGTAATTCTGGAGCGAACACATCATTGATTGCGTCCTCAATCTGAGTGCCCTTCTGGCGCATACGGATAACTTCTGCAATCTTCTTAACAATTGTAGTTGGGTCTCCGCCATTAGCAATAAGTTGTGGAATAGCCTGTGCTGAAGCATTCAAAGATGAGATAAGCGCATTGCGCATCTCTTCTACTTCAATCTTTTCCTGCTCCTGAGTTACGTTAACTCCAAATGGCAATTCACGCTGTGCTAGGTCCTTAGAGATTAACTTACCGCCAAGAGCCTGCAACATAAAGATAAGTCCCTGCGCTGGATTTAGACCAGCCAACATTCCATAACGGACATCAGCGGAGTAGTCTCCCTTAATATCCTTTGATGGTAGATACTCAATTGCGTAAGGTGAACCAGAATCAATACCACGAATAGACTTTGTTTCGTTAAAGATTTTCTCATCTACTTCAAAGCAGAGTGAGATTACAGCCTTTAATGTAGATGCAAAGATAGCCTGCGCTGACTTGACCTGTGTATCAAATCCGCCCATAAGGGCTTGAACGCCTTGACCAGTAATGATTGAAGCATCAACATTACCAGTACGTGATTCTGGATAGCGTGTACCTGTGCGTAGTTCATTCTGTAGAACCGCTTGCTCATTAAACAATGAGCCAGATACTGGTAGTTCAACTCGGCGAACACCTGCTGGGTTCTTAGTACGGATAACTCCGTCACCACCGAATTGGAACTCGTTCACATCGTCAGGAACAATAAGTGGTGACTGAACGGCCTTCTCTGTTGCTTCCATTGCAAGTAATGCAAAACGATTGCGAAGCAATTGAATACCGAGTACATCATCAAACTGTCCACGCATCTCACCATCAACGGTTGGTCGCTTTGCGACTACAACCATCATCTTGCCAATAGGATTCTTGGCACGGGAGATAACTAGGTTCTGGCGGTCTGGAACGTAGATGATAGATTGATACTGGTCGTAGTAACGAACAATATCGAATCTAGCATTCATGTCTTGGTCATAACCATCACGACCAAGTAAAGCGTCAGTATGCTCTGGGAACTGAGAAACCAATTCAGCCAGTGGCATAGAGTAACGCTTAGCAAAAGCAACGCAGCGTCCGTAGCGGTCAAACTCAGGATACGCCCCGACAGGACTTTCTACGCGAATACGCGGCAACTTTGCTTCAGTGTCCAGTTCAATAATGAACGGAACAAACCCAAATGTGATGTACCAGTCTGCACCTGTATACATCTGTACTTGCAACTCAGAGTTGTAAAGATAGTTAGCAGCAATGCGAGTACGGTTGTCTGCTGCTTTACGAGCACGGTCTTTTACTTGGCTAACTACTGAGCAGTTAACTGCTGGTAGTGGAGCCATAACTTCAGATAAGTCACGGGCTACAATGTCAACAAAGTTGGCAACTACGTTAGCCTCTACACCTTCTGGAAAAAAATCAGGATAAACGCTAGAAATCTGACCTTGACGGACTAGCAATACATCTTGATGGCGACCATCACGGTCACGGCTGCGGTCTCGAAGAGACGCAACACGTGCAAAAATCTGCTTATCAGTTAGCATTATCTACTATTCCTTTTTGCTCGTGCAACGGCTTCTGCAATCGCTTTTCTTTGTGCTGGTGTAAGTTTCTTCCGAGCAGCGGCAATGCGTTGTTCAATTGTATCGTTTTGCTTACGCTTTGCTCGTGCTTGTCTTTTTAAAATTGCTAGTCTTTCATCTGGAGTTAAACGCTTGCGTATTGGTGCATCTTTAGGGCCAGCAGGTTTTTTACTAGGACCTTTAACGATTTTTTCACGAAGGATTCCTTGAATAGCACGTGCATCCATATCGCGCATTGCTGCTTTTTCTTCTTTACTTAATTCAGCAAATGCTTTCTTAATTGCAGTGAGTTCATCCTTTGGACCCCTATCGTCCTCAGTGTCTCGATTTTTTCTATCTGGTTCTCGCTTGTCAATGCTTTTACCAGCACGACCGCCACCAGGCATTAAACCTGCATCTTTTTCTGTTGAAATCCATTCGCGTGGGTCGCCCTTTTTCTTTCCTGAAACCCAATATCCTTGCGGAACATCATCTGCTTCTTGTACATCTGCTCGATTTTTATTTTTATTAATAGCACGGCGTGTTCGAGCAGACCTTGCTGCTTCTTCTGGACCACTCGGTCTAGAAGGTCTAGCAGGTCGTGTAGTTACAGACTCTTTGCCAGTAATTCTTCCTCTAGCATTGGCAGCAATACGGCGTTGCCTTGCTGCTTCTTTAGCCTCTTTTACTTCCTTAGGGCTTCTTTTAACTGCTGGCTTTGTAACCTTAGCGCTTGTATCTACTTCTTTAATAACACGTCTAATTGGCTTAATTACTTTTGCACCACTATAACCAGCAGGTGGTCGTACTCGTGATGCAACTTTTGCTGCGTCAACTGGATTTAAAGGACGCTGTTCTGCGCGTTGAGCAACTCTTGCTCTTGCTTTAGGACTAGTAGCAATATCTGCTTGAACACGACGATTGCGTTCTGCTCTAATAGCAGCCTTTTTAGTTAATGGTCCTGCTGCTGGCTTACGCTCAGACAGTCTAACTGGTGTCCTAGTTAATTCTTTTTTCTTTGCAACTCTTGCTACAGTCTGTGCTCGGTTTCGAGACATAACAACTTTAGCCTTCTCGGCTGCAACTCTTGCTACCTTTTCAGGATTTTCTGCAAGCATACGCTTTGCCATTGCTTCAACAGAACCTTCACCCTTTGATGCAGCCCAAGCCTTATCAAGTTTAGGGTCAGAGTATCCAGTGCCCCTGTATTCATAACGCTTAGGGCCTACGTTAATCCCTTTGTCTGCTAACTTCTTAGCAGCACGGGATTCATTACGTACAATCAATTCAGCAACTTGGCGCTTAGTTAATCCTTTTGCTGCAGCATTTGTTAATGCTTTTTTAGCAGCAGTAGATACAGCAGCACGGGCAATAAGTGATGCCACTCCAGCGGCTATCAATGGTACTGGCATCTCTACTCCTTACTTCTTCTTTGGTGAAATTTTTACAGCACGCTTACGTAATACTGCTGGAGCCTTGCTTCCACTATTAATTCTTACAGTTCCTCTAGGAGGATTTGCTGGATTTGGTGTTGGCTTACGTGTTGGCTTACGTGCGGCAACAGCACGTGGGATAAATACACGAGGTCTTTCGCCATATTTAGTATCTTTAATTGGCGCTTCAACAAAATCATCAGAACTGCCTTTTGTTGGTTTTGCAGAATTAATTTGAATTGGAAGTTTTTTATCTGCTGCACGTTTAACAGGTGCATTTCTTTTAAGAGTTTTTAAACTTGGTCCACGGAAAGTAGAATCAATATAATTCATACTAGGGCTATTCATTGTTCTTAATTGGTCATCTTTAATAAGTCTTTTAGCAGCAGCCTTTTGTGATGCTGTAGTAATTTTATTACCACGTGTTTCAAGACCTGGACCAGAAGCAGTCTTGCGTGGAATAACTCTAACTCCAGTTTCTTTTTCTCTTTTTGCCGCTTCTACAACTCTCCTTGCGGGTATTGTAATTTTTTGCTCGTAGTTCTTTTTTTGTGCAATGCTGGCAGCCTTGGCTGCTTTAGCAGTCTTGACCGCAGTTGCTGCAGCGCGACCTATAGGAGTAGCAGTAGCAATACCAATAACAAGAGCACGAGTACGAGACTGTTGTGCCTTTGATGTTGCCTTGACTTTAGATGCTGGCGTAACAGAGGTTACAGGTACTTTCTTAGCCATAGTCTTTCCTTATCCGAATTGTTCTTGCCACTGCTGTTGTAGTGCAAGGTCTAGGTTTACAGTTCCACGCTTTGATAGTTGAGCACGGGTAGCCCAACGGTTCTCTGTGTATCGTGAGATAACAGTGCTCTGTTGCATCAACTCACGCAAGCGCAAGAATGCAAACCACATAGCCATCACGCAGTCAGTCTTGCCTTTGGTCTCAGGCTTCCACGTAATGAGTTGTTGGATTAAAGCCTTCACTCCCTCTGAACCATCAGTGGAAGGAAACTCAATTGTGTTGTTTTTCTGGAATACTCCATCGTTCATAGTGCCTAGCATCGTTGACATAGATGCAACACCGTGCGCAGTATCCCACTTGTTCTTAGCGGTAAAGTGTGGCTTTAAACTACAGCCATACTGTGACAGCCATTCGCGCAAATCGTTATCGAGTTCATAGGCTTTCTGGTGTGCGTTAATTTCCACACGGAACTCATTAGGGCGATACTTGATTGTAAACTCTTCAATCATCGCACGAATCTTTTGTGGTGTTGGCTCAGACATGTTCTCACAGTCCAGCACATACATTTTTCCGTCAAGACGGTTATAGGTCATCGCTACAAACGCGGCGTGGCCTCTTCCCATAGCAGGGTCAAATCCAACAACTGTATAACCTTCTACACTGGTCGGATGTCCCACCGCGCCTGGTTTTAACGGACCTCGCTTACGCATACCCTTGGTGCATGACTGCACCAGTGCGGGTGGGAAGATGGAATCTTCTTCGACATCCTCCTGCTGATAGACCAAAGCCCACGTACTAGGTGTTACTTCGCCACGGCGTTTGAAAAGCGCTGGCCCATCCCACTTAGGATATAGCCCTTGCTCATCGGGTGTGTCCTCGTCTCCATCCCACGGGATGTCAGACTTAGGCCAAAGTGTTACCCATTCTTCTGGGTTCTTTCCATACTCCAGTACCGCTGGCATAGCCATGTAAGTAAATGGGCACTTACCATTAGACCAATGCTTCGGATTACGAAGTTCCTTATAAAAATCATTCGCCGCAATTCGTGTACCCACAATCAGCAACTTGCCGTTTTTACCCAAACGGGTAATAACTTCCTTCTGCAACCAGTTAATTTGCTTGTCCCACTCATGGGCGTTAGCGGTGGTGATGCAGTCATCCAGGATAATCAAGTCAGCACGTGCGCCGTAAATCTGTCCACCCATACCAAGTGCTTGGATAGTCGGGTCTTTTTCACTTGAGTCTCTGGCCTCGCCTCCAAGATAGACAGTATCTACCTTCCAGGTATCAGCATCTTGTTTCCAGCCGCCCTCTGGCCCATAGGCTGTTTGTAACTTCAGCCAACGTGGGTGGGACAATCTTTGCTTAATTGCATACACAAACTCTCGTGCTTTATTGAGAGTCTTGGAAACCACAATGATACGCACATTGGGATTGAGGGCGATACGATAAGTCGAATAGTTAACAGTCACCACAGTGGACTTAGCGTGCTCAGGGGGTACGTTAACCAATAGGCGGTTCTGGTCGCCAGGCTCATAAATCATAGAGTCGTGGAGCCAAGAGGGTTCTTCCCCCTCCAGTAGGTCAATCCAATCCTGATGGTGCTCAAAGACCCTTTGCCCCAGAAATACCTCTGAAAACTGGGAAAAGGAAATTTCATCCTTTGCCACTCCAAGGGAGATGGTGGACTTATTTTTGGCATCAGCCTTGGCATCCTCTAAATCACGGGCAAACTTTTTATCCCGCATTAGCCAGATTCTTAGGGTGTCTTCTTTGTACCCTAGTTGCTGCATAGCCCTTGGGGCACCCATGCCCTCGGCAACCAGTGCCAAAAGTTTGGCCTTTGCCTCCGCAGTCTTTTGAGTGCGGGGGTTATTGCTCTTACTAAAAGTCATTTATTATCCTGTCCCAAGGCAGTATTGTCCCATCTACAAACAGCCTGTTCAGTCAGTTTGTAACAGACAGTAGATACAGTCTGTACGCAAGGGCCTAAAGCCCTTGCTATAGTATCGGCAATAAATTGCCTCTACTATATATTAATCCGTTCAACAGCCCATTCCGAACGGTTTACAGCCTGTGATTTACATCACAGTACTATAACCGCAGGTCAGAGCAGTATTAGCAGGGTAGTAGCAGGGGCATACTGTTGTACGGAAATAGTTTTTGTAGAGATACTCTACTGTTTCCGAAAGCAATTAAACAGTCTGGGGTCATTGAGACCCCAGTACTGTTTGCTACCGCTCAGTCTGTACTGTTAGTCAGAGCGCTGAGCAGGAGGCTATCTCGGCGCTCCATTAATAATAAACATTCCGCGCCCCAGTTTAATTTAAAATCCTAACTGGCTGAGACAGTCGGGCTGTGCTGTAGCACGGCAGTCTAGCAAAAAGCGCTAGACAGCCATGCCCTGCTAAAGGTAAGAAGTTGGAAATACCAACTGCGAAAGGTAGTTATGAAAATAGAATGTATTGTTTGTAGTATAGATGATATAAGTAATTGTGATTGTTCATACCTAATAAGCGGTACAGATAGTGAAAAACTATATTGGAACTACGTAAGAATTATGAGGAAAAAGTGATGAAAGTAATTCGTGTAGTTAATAATGTTGCCCCTGCAGGTTCCGTTGCAATCGGCAGAGGTACCGTATGGGGCAATCCGTTCATAATCGGAGCAGATGGAGATAGAGATACCGTTATCTCCAAGTTCTACCACTATGCTAAATGGCGCTTAGAGCGCGAGCCTGAGTGGTTAAAGCCACTAGTTGGCAAGGATTTAGCGTGCTACTGCTCACCGAATCCATGCCATGGAAATGCAATAATCAGCCTGCTAAATGAGTAGGTTCTATAGCATGGCAGTCCAGCAAACTGCGCTGGACAGCCATGCCTTGGTTAAGATTGTAGTTAGAGATACTAACTACAGAGAGGAAACTATGCACACAATCAGAACAATCCTCCTGCAAGACCAACAGTGCCAATGGTGCGGTGGACATGAAGTTATCTACTGCAAGCCCTGTGACCATTCCGAGTGCGATAACTGCGGAGCAGGAGGTTACTGCCAATGTCTGAGCAACTAGGTATCTCAGTCACCAATGCGTGCTATGCCTGCTACATGCTAGATGAAATCTGCATGGAGTGTGAGGACACTCGCACAGCCCGTGATAGCAACATTGCCCATGCCATCGTGGATGAAGGCAATCTTCAGTACCGCAAGCAACTATCCTACAATCTGCCCGAAGATTCAGGGCATGAGTGGGTAGGCGCTACAACCAGAGTAGAACCGTACTTTGTATGGGCTACTCAGACATGGGAGGACACTCGAGAAGAGTTCCTCCCACCAATTACAGTGATAACAGACCGTCTGTTTGAACTGAACATGGAAATGCCACCAAACTCAATGGTGTGCCAAACCTGCCACTACACATGCAACAAGCATGCTGCATGTCCAAACTGTAACTAACCATCTAGGGCAGCCCCGTCACGAGTGACGGGTGCTTAGCCCAATCAACCAACTACTAGAAAAGGAAATAACATGTCAAATACATTCACATTCAGCGGTTCAATTGTCAAGGCAGTGAAAGATTACAATAATGTTATCAAAGCAACTGTAGTAGACCGCCGCTTAGAATATACACCATCAGGCGATATGGCTAGCAAGTTCACTGCAAGCCGTCAAATCACCATCACAGACCCTGCAATCCAAGCATGGGTTCGTGAAAATCTTATCAACTCAAGCGATAACGAGTTCGCTGTAAACATTGAAGGCTATATGACTTCAAGTTTCTCTGAAAAAAACGATAAGTGGTATGAAAACCAAGTAGTAACTAAAATATCTCTCGTATAATCTACAAGCGGGTGGTGGGGGCTATGGCTCTCACCACCCGCATTTTTTCCCAGGCCCAGGAGTACAACTTCAGTAGAAAGCGAGTCCAATAGATGCTAGACAATCAAGACAATACAGTTTACTGTGGGGACTGCTTGGTTCCTATCAGCCAATGCTCACACAAAAGGAGATAGAAATGTTATTAGATTCATTCACAATGCTAGCCATTCTTATTGCTTTAACTACATCTGTAGCAGTCATCACCCTTGCTATCAGACAGAACGCAGCACTGACCAGAGAGAACACCAGACTACGTAGAGAACTACGCAAGACCCGCAGCGTAGATTATTATATGCCAAGCAACAACTTCTACTATGACCCAGACATAGCAAAGGAAGATGTATGGACAACCAAGTAAAGTATCTAACATACGATTGTTACTCATGTGGCATCGCTATTTTAGTAGATGTAAATAGAACAGCACCCAGAAACTACTGCCAAGCATGTGCTTGGTCTAAACTAGGAGCAACAGATGTCATACACAGTAAATGAAATAGCGGACTTAAACGAGTCCATTGACGCAGCCATAGCATCAATCAAGAAAGCCAACGCCATCCTCGAAGAGATGATGGCAACAGGCAGAATCTATGTGGAGGAAGAATGATAGCCTCAACAAAACTATTTAGAAATATAACTTACTATGCACTTGACCAAGACTTCAGTGAGTATGCAATGGAACATAGTATTGAATACCAAGATGAACTATGGGTATTATTAGAAGATTATCTGCGGGAGGAATGCGAATGACAGGCCCATACGCCCAACCATATTGTGAAGTATGCGAACAGTATAACTTTGTATGTGAAGACTGTGGACTATGTAAAGAATGCGATGAATGTGATGACCAATCTAAATCCTGATTACTTAGATATATGTGATGCACTTAAAAGAGTGCGCTTAATTAAAGGCTATACCTTAGAAGATGTAGAGTTAATAAGCAATGGTAAGTTTACTAAAGAAGCAGTTGGTAGTTATGAACGTAACAGTAGAATTATATCTCTAAAAAGATTACTTGAATTGTGTGAGGTATACCAAGTATCATTGTACTCAATCATAAGCCATGTAATGTGGGATGACCCATTACACATACCACGAAGGAGACATTATGGGCTACGAACCACCGCTTGAAGATGACATAGCACTAGACAAAGATATAGAAGAAGAGGAGGATGGTTACCAAGAACCAGACAGAATGTGGGGCGATGAATGAAGACGCACGCTGCAGTCAGTGCGGCACACGATGAATTGCTGAAAAAGATAGAGCGAGAAAGAAAGTTTCTTCAAGAGTACATTGATGGAGAAGATTTTACTGTACTTCATGCCCTTCGTGCAGTAGTGAAATTGCATAGATGTATGATTTGGAAAAACCTAGAACATGACACACAAGGTTATAAGTGTCAGGAATGTGAAGGGTATACCTATCCTTGTGCCACAATCGAGACTATTGAAAAGGAGTTATCGTGAATGACACACGATGAATTGCTGGCAAGTATAGATTATTTAGATAAGGTTAAAGATAGATGGAACGGTGAAGAACTTGCCGCTGCCCTTCGTGCAGTAGTAAAATTGCATTCACCTTGGATTGGCGGTTGCAGTCAATGTGTTGCTATTGATGGTGGATACAAACCTTATCCTTGCCCAACTATTCAGACTATTGAGAAGGAGTTAGCGTGAATGACATTACATTCCTCCCTCTCACACCATTACAGTCCTGGGCATTCATCATTACAGTTTTCTATATCCTCTACAGATGGGTTGTTAGATGAAAAAACTATTCGCATTGCTTACAACATGGTACGTAGCATTCTTGTCGCTGCTACCGTGGCACATGCCAGCAGTACAGGCATACACAGAACCAAAACCTACAGAGATGAGCGAGTTCCATTGGACTCCTCGTGCTCTGAAGTTATATGCAAAACAGTTCATGCGGATGGCATACCCCGAATGGAACTTGTCTGAGCACCGTGCACTTATGAAATTGTGGGGCAAAGAATCAGCCTGGAATCCTAAAGCAGATAACCCAAACAGTTCAGCGTTCGGTATTCCACAGTTGTTAAACCTTGACCCACAAACGCCAGCCCCGCTCCAGATTGAGCGTGGGCTGGAGTATATCCAGCACCGCTACGAGAAACCATCAGTTGCTTGGTCGCATTGGCGAAGCAATGGCTGGTACTAACCAACAAACTAAGGAGAAAGAAATGACAGTAACAATAGAAGAAATCACAAACTATCACAACATCTTGTTAGATGAGAATGGTAAAGAAGCACAACTGCAAGCACAGCGTAAGCGTTTGACAGATGCAATCTATTCACAAATTGATTCAGGTCAGGCACCAGACTTCGACCATATTGCAGAGGTAACAGCAGGTCTTAACAAAGACATTCAACTGCGTGACTTTGTATTAGGTCTACCATCTGAGCGTCCAATTGCAGCAGTCAATACGTACCTATCATGCTTTATGGATGTAGTTCCAGGTGAGTTTATTGCACCAGTTGCTAGTATCTTGGCTGCAAATCTATACTCAATCGAGGATACGACAGCACAGTCAGTCCTATCACAGGCACTAGAGAATGACCCACGTTATTCACTAGCACAGTTGCTTAATCGTGTATTCAATTCAGGTTGGCCAGCAGGTGCGTTCACTGCAATGACACATGAACTACACCCAAAGGTCAAGGAAGGAATGGGCATCTAATCATGGGATTGGATATGTATCTCTATGCCCGTAAAGGCATCTCATCTATTGAGTGGGAACCAGAGACGCACAATAAGAAACTCAATGCTGATTATACAATCCTAACCTCCCTAGTGGGGGCTACGGATTGGGCTTATGACCCAGAAGAACTAGCCTTTGCATCTGTATCAATTCAAGTTGGATACTGGCGCAAGGTTAATGCTATTCACAACTGGTTTGTTGAAGAACTAGCAGATGGGGAAGATAACTGCCAGCCAATCTATGTACCACGCAGTTCTTTAATTGACTTAAAGATTGCATGTGAAGAAGTATTGGCAGACCACAGTAAAGCAGATACACTACTACCAACAGGCTCTGGCTTCTTCTTTGGCAGCACAGAGTATGACGACTGGTATTTTTATGGTCTTGAAAAGACTGTAAAGATAGTAAGCAAACTTATTGAAGATGTACCCGAAGGATGGGCCTTCGAGTATCAGGCTTCATGGTAAAGAAAGGGAGACATGACTACAGCAGATGTAGTGAATAAACCAAACCGCTCAGCCTGGCAGAAAGCAGGCGTAGCAGTTGAGGCAACAAGCGCAGCACAAGTAGCAGAGCAGGCAGGACTTAACTGGACTGTCAGCCTGTCAGACATGCACACAGAACAGTTCATGCATGTACCCAAGAAGCAAGCAGTAGTAAAGAAACATGATGGAAAAGAGTCAGTAATTGGTGTAGTGGGCAACAAGTACAAAGTCTTTCAGAACTCTGAAGTCTTTGGCTCACTAGATGCATTGATTGATTCAGGCGATGCTCGCTATGCAGCAGCAGGTGAGTATGATGACGGAGCAAAAGTATGGATGCTCATGTCATTACCAAAAGAAATGGAAATCCAGGGCGACCCACATGCTGCCTTCTTACTAGCCAAGACTAGTCATGATGGTTCATCATCAGTAGTATTACGCCCTATCATTGAGCGATTGTTCTGTTCCAACCAAATCAATCGTATCTTCAAGGCTAAGAACAAAGCGCATACTTATACCCTGCGTCATACTCAGAACGCAGTGCTATCAGTATCTGATATGCGAAACATTCTTGACCTAACCTACTCAAGCATTGATATGTATAGCGACCTGGCTAACCATCTCATCCAGCGTGAGGCAGACATTGCAAAGGCAACCGCATACTTCAAGAAAGTATGGGCATTGCCTACCAAAATTGAACAATCACCTATGCACTTACTCAGCAAGGGTGAGAAGAATGCCAAGTCCCGTGCCCTCAATGCACGGCAGAAAGCATTTGCTATCTACTCAGATAGCCCAACACAAGAGAACATCCGCAATACAGAGTTTGGTTTGTGGCAAGCAGTTGTAGAATACGCAGACCACCATACCCATAGAGATGCTAGCATTGCTACCTTGGCAGGCCGCAATGATGGTGTTAAACTACGAGCACTAGAACTGCTCTCAATCTAAGGAGAATCGTGTACCTAAATCCAATTACAGTAGACGGAACAACCTACAACTTCACAGAAGAATCACTCAAAGAACTCATCAAGAGTGAGGCTGCAATTAAAACAAAACTAGAATCAGTACAAACAGAAACACAAGAGTCATATAGAAAACTTGCCAGCATTCGCAGCAAGGTATATGATTTCTTCACTGAAGCATTTGAAGATGGTGGTGATGAAGCAACCGTTAACCGTGACGATGTTAACGAACTGCTAGAGTCAATCGGTTCAGATGCACTGGTAACAACTTGGTCAGCAACTGTAGAGATTACAGTTACAGTTACTAATATCAATGCTTCTTCCCCTGAAGAAGTAGAAGATATTATTAATGACAACATTGAAGTAAGTGGATACAACTTCGATGTACATGACCAAGATGTGAAAGTGTATTCAATCGAAAGAGAGTAATCGACACTCTCTTAACTACCATCAGTCGTCGCTATCTAACACATAGGTGTTTACTCATTTCTACTATGTGTTAGACTTGGGGATGGGTGGTCCCGCCATCTGCGAACACGGGACACTAATTAACAAGGAGAGTAATGCCAACAGAAATTGAAAGAGATAGATACGGACGACCACTAGTTGTCCCACCTACAGGTGGCAAAGCGGTTGCTTATACTCGCGCAACTACTATTGCTAATAGTTTAGATGATGCCTCTGCATTGACAGCATGGAAGATGCGTATGGCAGCAATAGGTTTAACAAGCAGGCCAGACCTATTGTTAGCCATTGGTGTAGCAGGAGATAACAACAAGTTAGTTAATGCATACATTGAAGAAGCAATGGAAGTAGCGGGTGCTAGCAAAGCAGCCACTATCGGAACAGCAATCCACGCACTAACAGAAAAACTAGACTTAGGTTTAGAGTTAGGTGTATTCCCAGAGCAGTGGATGCCAGACATCAAAGCCTATGAAGCAGCAACAAAGATTCTTACTAAGATTTATATCGAGCAATTTACAGTGCTAGACAAGTATAAAATTGCAGGCACACCAGATAGAGTTGTTGAGTATAAGGGTGAACGATTCATTGCAGACTTAAAGACAGGTCGTATTGACCATCCAAATAATATTGCTATGCAGTTAGCAATCTACGCTAACGGGTCCCCGTACATGACTGATACGGGAACCCGCGGTACGTGGGGCGATATCAATAAGGAAAAAGCAATTATTGTTCATGCCCCAGCAGGGACAGGAACATGCAAACTAGTATGGATTGACATCAAAGAAGGATGGAAAGGTGTACAGTTTGCTATGAAAGTAAGAAAGTGGCGAGACCAAAAGGGTTTGGCTACTCCATTTGAGCAAGGAGAAGATAGTGCCTAGCACAGAAGCACCCATCAGTATCACAGTAAAAACAACAGCAGGTAGTCTAGTAACAGTCCGAGCAGAAAGCGGAGATGAACTAGATACAATCGTTGCACATTCAATCGCAGCAATTGCATCAGCAGCACAGGAACTAGAATCAGCAGTGCGTGGTGCATCAGCACCAGCAGTGTCAGTTCAGTCAGTTGCAGCAGCAC